AGATCAGCTCTTAATCTACTCATACTTCGATAACTGTTAGGTAAGGCCGATGCGCTAACACATCATTGAATTTTTTGATTGTAGCTTTGCTATTTCGGATGTCTCTAACTCCATCCCCGTTTAGATCAAGGTGCATATCACCTAATGCAATGCAGCCGTTTAACTGCCTCACATAGTTAGCTGTGTGAAACTTACACTCTGACCTTTCAGGAACATCGTAAACCTCCCACAGCATCATGTCAAAACGCGGGGAGTACTCATATATCAATGGATAACACCCTGGAGGGATGCAGCTTAAATTCCTTGCGTTGTCTCTCCAAGGTAATTCCAAGGTCTTGCACTGAAATACCTGCTTGCATCCATCCAGTACAGATAGATGCCCTAGCGTTTGCTCAGGCTCAAACACTACTCGTGTTAGGATTACATTCATAGTAAAAAAGGGAGCAGCCTCCCAGCCACTCCCACCTCACGTCTAGTTAAGACTTTTTACCTTTCGCCAAACTATCATGCTCACCTCCCTCAGCCTTGTTATTTGGCACAAGCCAATTCAACCAAGCTACGATCTTAGATAGTATGTCGTTATCTCTTTTTGTAGGTGTCAACCTCACAACTGTCCATGCCAAAGGAATGATCAAGGCGTACCACCCCGATACAAACTCTCCAAGCCAGTTTAACAGGTTTTGAATGTACGATAGCGCGTCGCCTTCTTCGGGGTTTGGCACTTCAATTTGAGCTACCATTAAAGCCGGTAGCAATAGCATTAGGATAAATGATAACTTCTTCATTATATCAGTTTTTGGTTATATTTTGAATCGATTCCCATTTCCCCTTATCAAAAGAGGGTGTGTAAGCCAATATGATAAAGCTGTCTTCGTGGAAAATACATGAGTGCATCTCTTCCTTGGGAATATAGACACCATCTCCAGGCCACATCAAGCGGCTTTCTCTTTCCTCAAAGTGCATAGTCATTGAGCCCTTTATAAGGATGAACATTTCTACATTCGAATGCCAATGGGCAGGAAATTGACTACCGGCCTTCGCTCGGTATAGATAGATTGACATATTATCCTCTACCTTAACTTCGCGCATTTCATCCCCATTATCCCCAAAAGGAGCCCAATCTTCACCCCAGTCAGGTAGGTCAGTAGGGGGAGGGATAACTCCACCGCTAAAAACCATACGCTTCAACCTGCTACGATATGTCTTTCTTTCGCTCATTTCGATCTCTAATTATGTCGGTAATCCTCCGCTCTGTTTCTTGTATTTCTCTTTTCACTTCCGGAGCCAATCCAGTAACCGTATGCAAGACATTATCAAGAATGTTCGTAACATCTTTTAGCGTAGTCAAGTACTCCTTGTCATTTGCATCTTTCGCTTTTTGAATTTCTTGCTTTGCTTGCTCTTGTCGTTCAATCTTCGCCCATAAGGTTCTTAATGCAAACCCTAGAGCAGCCGTAATACCCACAATGAAGTAAGCCATTACCTTAGTTGCTACTCCGCATTCTGTGAGTATCTGTTGTAATTCGTTCATGTAATCGGTTTAAGTCATTATTGCCAGTTTTAACAGGTTATCATTTATCTACAAGGGTTAAATTCCATTTACTTTAGCGGGGGTTACACCGTTCACTTTCGCAGGGTCTTCTACACTGTTTATGATCATGTCGGGCCCAGATGGGGGAGGAGGGGGAAATAATGAATTCCACTTCACCAAAGCCATATATGCCTCTCCAGTTAAGGTTGTTCCCGACGTTCCCCATATTTCATTACTCAACTCTACCACATCGCCTGCGTCGAGATTAGGCAGTACACCTCCAAGCACGTTACCACCCTTGCAATTTGTTCCTGTCCCCCTATGGTATGATGTGGCCCCAATATGGTTTATGTCAACATTTTCTACTTCGATGTGTGATTGAGGCAATAGTCTAAAACTAGCAACATCCGCAGTTTGGAACTGCCCTGCTAACAATAGATAGCTGTCCGCGCTATCCACTTCGATCTCTGCACTCGGTTGCGTCGTAGTGAACTGCGCTGCGTCTTCATGAACCTCAGTGTCAAAAGCATAATCACCATTCAAGTTATGCTGCCCTGTCGTTGCTTCGACTAATACATATTTTATACTTGCAGGCAACTCCACTAATTGCAAATTAGATCCAGCCTTTATATGGTGATCGGTTGGCGTTATCGTTCCAACCTCATTGAGATAAACATTCACCTCAAAATCATCCCCACTTGTGTTATCCCATAAAAACATAGATGATAAACACCCTTCGTCACAGTTTTCAGCGTTATTCCTGATGTATGACCATCCAACTCTGTTCTGATCTCCACCTATGTCATACCTCCCAAAAACATCAGTTCGGGCATTGTCTGTGCCGGGCCCCTTTATTACAATAGAAGACAACCCCAAGATTACATTATTGGTAGCGATGTCAACCAAACTGTCATTGGCAGAAAGAGTGAAGGGGCTATCTTCCTCTAAAGTTCGCTCCCATTCGACAGCGGTATGGTTCCCTTCTGTCTGTGTGAGTAACTTATCGGTTGTCGTTTCATAACGACCATAATTCCATGAGTCGTCAAGCTTAACAATAGCCATACCAGAAAAATCTGTATCCCTAAGAGGTCTATACAGGACGTTTGCAATGTTATCTACCCGATATGCTCTAAGTCTTATTTTTGTGTCCTCTGTGTCTACATAAATAACCCCAAATCCGTTATTTATAGCCTCGTGTGCGCTATTTCTTTTTCGCAAGAAACTTGCTGACCTAGCTATATCAATTTCAACGCCTGCGCTATCTAATATGTAAATCTGATTGGTACGCACGTTATTAGTAGTATTGGTATTGCCTATATGATCCGAGTACATTATTAAATATCGGCCCGTGTCCGCGAGATTCCACTCTTCAGTACTTAGATTATAACTTATTGAAGAACCGCTACTATCTACCCCCACATCCCATGCGATAGTAGTTCTAGTGCCGCCGTCAGGTATCTCTTGCACGTCGTTATTTTCCCTGATCATAAAATCTTGCCCAAAAGCAATCTGTCCTATTAATAAGAATACTATTACGGTACTTCTACCCATGTCTCGTCTGGTTTAAAGTAAAGTGTAGTTGAGTTTATAGCCTGTCCTATCTTTCGGACTATTTGGCCTGATCCACTTGGAGCCACATTTGTTATATTCCCTGCGACTGTTGATACATAATAAATGTCACCAGCCGTAAGGCCCGCGAACCCTGTAACCTTGCCTTCTGTTATAACTCTCGTGTCTGTTCCGTTAGTCGTACCCTCAGTTGTTAGAAACAAGTAACCACTGCACCTGCTCTCGTCGGTTGCGCTAGCGTCGTATAATTCCCCATCTGTCAAGTCTGTATCTATTGTGCAAATGTCGAGTGTCGTCATAGTTTCTCCGGCAGTAAACGTCTCTGTGAAGTAGTTGCCACCAAGGTGCAAATCACCCCCTAACTCTGGTGACAAATCCAATTCAATAGAGTCAATGCCCGCAGGATCTTGCCAACTCCAGCCCGATCCTGATCCTAGAGATGTAGCAACCTGCCCCGATGTCCCCGAACTCGATCCAGGGTCTTTTAAATCCCCTTTTACTTGGACGTCGTCTTCAAATGTTGCATCTCTAAATCCGTTGCGTAATGTGAGAATTGTTTGTCCGATATTGTTTTGGAATACATGATCGCTCGCAGCAGTGGCGTTCTGATATATTAAGTCAGAACCATCCCAGTATATGTCAGCGTGTCGTGTAGCCCCCGTCACAAATTCATAGCCCGTGCCGCTCTCTACATCACTGGCTTCTAAGGTTGTACCGTCGAAAGTAAAGCTGGATGAACTCTGAATCGTTGAATCGTTTAACCAATAAGCGACCTGTTGATTCGCTGGCGTACCTGACTTATATACATCACCGCCACCACCGCCACCGCCTCCGGTCTCGTCAGCTTCCAATGAAATTAAACCAGTCCCGTTGTCGTATTTGAGAACAAAGTTATCTTGACCAGCCCCTACTGATTGAGTAATATCAAAATCAAAGTTCCCCATTTGAAACTCTGAACCATCCCCAAGAATTGACGCCCTTTGAGCTCCGCCCGTTGTGAAGTCTAAATTCCCAGATAAATCACTACTCACTCTTACAGGATCGTTTCCGCTTCTCTTGATCTCTAACCACCCAGCTAAATCACTTAATAACACGTAATCGTTACTCGAATCATCCCCCAACTCAAGAACTCCATTATCAATCGTCATTTTGTTCGATCCAGCGTCATAAGTGAAAGCGGCCTCGGTTGTTACTGTGGAGTCATTAGTTGCATAAGGAACTCCCTGAGAAACAAATGAGCCCGATTTATGTACATCACCTCCGTCTAATCCTGTTAATGTGACTGTATTTCCTCCCGATATTGTCAACTCCTTTGCGCCAGATGCCCAGGATAGTGTTTGATCATCGGTTAGGTCGCCTGTGATCCAGTCAACGCCTGTACCAGTTGACCTCAGAACTTGCCCGCTTGTACCTAAATCTAATGATCCATCTTTTAATCCACCTCGAACAGTTAAAGGTCCGTATACTTGAGCCCCTCTGTCTGCATTGTCTAATTGCAGTATATTGTTGCCAAGATGGTCTCGGAATAAATGCCCAGCATTAGAGATCAAACTTTGATAGAATAAGTAATTCCCAGAGTATCTTATTAAGCATCGCGTACTTGTATTACCAAATTTCAAAGAGTCTTGAATAAACGCCCTTTTAAACCCAAGCTCATCATTTTCATATGTGAAGTCGTCATCCTCGGCCAGGTTCGATCCGTCCCAGAATAAAACATTATTAGATGATAAGGTCGGCCACTCTAAAGAAGGAGTAAATTTACCGTGAACATCAACAATTGCAGTTTTATCGCTCCTGTCGGTTTCAAACCACTTTACAGAATCGACATTGAACTGTAAGTCCATCCACTCGGTTTCATTAAGAGTAACTGATGAAGATGAGTCTAAAAAAACGAGCCTATTCGTTCCAGCAGATGATGTTACGTCGATCCCACCACTTTTTCCATGTACACGTATTTTTTGATGATCCGATCCAGATAAACTAGATATATCATCAAAAGCAAATATGTCAGTTCTACCCCAAACTGAAGTGGAGGCACTTGATGGCTGGTAAATGCCGTTTGTGTTTACAACATTTATATGATGGGTGTCAGCCAAAGCCCTCGCTATCTGCATCTCAATAACGTTCCCGTTATTCTCCACATTCGCCTTAATATCTACATCGCACCAGTATGTCTTTGCGGGGTTTTGCAAGTCCATTGATATACCGTAATTCCCGTTATTATGGATATGCACATTCTCAATTTTTATTGACGTTTTACCTGTCTCTGCCGTTGCATCCTGGTATGTGTTCCAAAATATACCACGATCACCACATCTCTTGACCTCGCCATTAATGAGCCGCAGGTCTTTGACGTGAGCTATACTTATGCCTGAGTTCGACATACTATCAATGATGAAGTCCTCCACGATAATGGGACCAGGTATTGAGTCTGCGCCACTAAACGCCAACCCCTGATAATAGTCCTTCAGATAAAGCCCTTTAAAATGTATATTCCTAGTCTCTTTCTGCCCGTTATTAAATGTGATAGCTGCTGGGGTAGTTTCTAACCTATTCTCTCCTCGCAGGTTATTAATAAATATGTTCTGGCAGTAATTAGAGTAAGAATCCTTGTGTATCTCTATTATGTCCTTTGTATTAGTTATGTACCAATTCTGAACCGTACCGTTTTGGTTGCCGTATAGGTCGATACCTGATCCGCTTCCTGATCCTCCAATAATGCGCCCGTTAGAAATTACCCAGCCATCGCACCTCACCAACTCAAAATGATCTCCAACGGATGGAGTGTCGGGGTCAAGATATACCTGATCGACAAGAAGGTTGTTCACGTTTATAAATTGCGGCCCTTCTCCATAATGGAAGCATCGTAAGTTCCTAACCGTATAGTCTTGATAGTCATTGGCAAAAACAGAAGAGCTGGCATATAGATTTATTGGATTCCCTAAACAGTAATCTATCTGCATGTTCTCAATAACGACATCCTCTATCCTGTCCGCTTGGCTGGCATACATCCTGATTCCTTGCACTTTACCTCCTTGCTCATATGTCGTGTACGTTTGATTTAAGGCATTGCCATGAATAAATCCATTTCGGACTCCTATTTTTTTCTTACCCTTCGCATAAATGATCCCAATACTCCATGTTCCATCTACTAAGGCATCTTTCAGGTAGTACTCGCAGCCGTGCATGTCAAGAGTGACACTATCTAATAGTTGCACCCCATATCTCACACCTGCATCGTTACCGCCTTCGCCTATGATCTTTCTTCCTGGAGTTTCGTGTACAACACCACCGCCAGCGGCATTACAAAGAATAATAGCGCCATTTGTCCGGTCGTTGTCTTGAAGTATCCCATTGTCGGTTCCTGTTTCATCGTAGCCGTTCATCTCGAACCAATCAGGGTAGAAATTTAGCCCATCAAACACCCTTTGCCACCCGTCAATAATGGTAGCTCCGTTCTCTCCAGAACCTCCCTTAACAAAGAATCCTCCGATAGTTGTATAATCGCGACTCAAATATGTTACTGTGAAATCTTGCACATACACTACATTTGAACTCCCGCCATATGCCCTCAAAGCATCGTAGTCTGCGAGGGTGTCAATCCCTGATCCTCCATCTAAAGAGGATAAATCAACCGTCCAAGTTGTGGCATCTTGGGTTAAAGAAAGTTCAAGATCGGTACCTGTCAGCTGAGCAATATCAAAATCTTGCAACTCGTTCGATGTACTTCCATCTACTTCTGTTTCCAAATAACGACCGTCAAGGTTGACTACCTCATTAGTCCCGTTCTCAATTCCAATAGTTAAATTACCCGTGCCACTCGCAAAAGAAGATCCAGATATATTCTGATCATCCGTGCCGGTTCCATCCCCCGTGGCAGATATTTCCAGTAAATTACTCGCTGATCTATTTAAAGTAATGTTGCTACCTTCTCTCAATGTGACATCTGCCCCGTCTTGAATGTTTAAGGTTACATCCGTGCCAGACTTGGGATCAAAAGATAAATTCTGATTGTCGGTTCCAGTGCCGTCTTGAAGGCTCGAAAGATCAATAGTGTGCGTCGTTGCATCTTGAGTTAAGGATAACTCTAAATCCGTACCGTTTAGGTTCGTAACGTCGAAATCTTGAAGCTCGTTCGAGGTGCTACCGTCAACCTCCGTAATTAAATACCTGCCATCAAGATCAATAACCTGATCCGTTCCATCCTCGATACCAATAGTAAGCTCACCATTGCCCGTGTTAAAGCTACCCACATCAAGGTTTTGGTCATCACTACCTGCCTGTCCGGTTATGGTGATCGTATTCCCAGATTCCGCAAGCGTTATACCTGTACCTGCTTCGATAGTTACCGGAGTACTACCAGATGTGTTGGAGTTTATCAATGATGTCGTTGATGTCCCTGCACCTACAGTCAAAGAGCCCTCATTTGTTACCGATCCATCAACCTCAGATTGCAAATACCGGCCGTCTAAATCAACTGTTTCATTTGTGCCTCCTTCGATACCGATAGTCAATTCTCCATTACCTGAATTAAAAGAAGAACCGCTTATGTTTTGGTCATCCGTCCCCGTACCGTCTTGCAGGCTGGATAAATCTACCGTTTGATCTGCTTCGCCATCATCCTCAAGCGATACCTCTAATGTAGTCCCGTTCAAGTTCAGCTTATCAATAGTCTGATCGTCTGTGCCTGTTCCATCTTGTAAGCTGGAAAGGTCTATTGTGTTAGTTGTTGCATCGAAGGTTAAGCTCAACTCTAAATCTGTGCCGCTCAACTGAGCAATGTCAAAGCCTTGCAACTCATTTACAACCGAACCGTCAACTTCTGTTTCTAAATACCTGCCATCTAAATCTATTACTTGATCGGTTCCGTCCTCGATACCGATAGTCAACTCGCCATTTGTGGTATTGAATGATCCTACATCTAAATTCTGGTTATCCGTACCGGTTCCATCTTGAAGCGAAGACAAGTCTATTGTCTTTTTTGCTTCACTATCGCTCGACAAACTTGCCTCTAACGTAGTACCCACCAATCTAAATGTATCAATCGTTTGCAGCTCATTCGTTACGCTTCCATCCACCTCTGATGTTAAATAGCTTTGGAGGTCGGATATATCGGCCTCAGTAATAGCCCGCGCGTGAAAATCTGTCCCATCAGCTAAAAGCGCAAACCTGTTTGTATAGGCTATCGGAAGACCCACATCTGTAAGGTCTTCGAGGTCTGTTGGTAGTGCGCTTATATCAATTGAGAAATTACTACCTGGAGCGGCTACGGTTATATCTAACTCTCTGTTGATCTGATCATGTGTGCCACCCGTTGCCACCCCATCAGAACCACCACCACCGCCAGCATTGGGAAGGCTATCTATCCGAATCCATTTTTTAGCGAAACTCGCTCCACTATCTTCTATCAAAATACGGTCAGCGTTCGAAGGCTCTAGCTTTTGAGAAACCCCGCTAAACTCATCGTCTACATTATCATGGATTGCATCTGCATCGAATACCCCATCTTGCAAGCTCGATAGGTCAACTGTTTTCTTCGCTTCTCCATCACTTGATAAGCTCCCTTCCAGTGTCGTACCGACTAAGCGAAAGGTGTCAATGGTCTGGATTTCGTTTGTAACTGAACCATCCACCTCATTTGTTAAAAACCCACTTGTGGTATTGTCGTATAAACTAAGGTCATCTTCTACCACAAAGTCGAATCTTTGGCTTGTTACGGTTACATCTATCAAGGTCTCGATATTGCCCGTTACCATTGGCTTAACGTAATCCTGTACTTCCGTTTGAGTTAATTTCTCATATGGGGTTAAATCTACATCCGTATTAGGGTCGTTTTCAATGGATAATGTATTACCAACTAATGTAAGATCTTGATCGTCTGTTCCTGTCCCGTCCTGCAAAGATGACAAGTCAACTGTTTCGTCTGGCTGTCCGTCATCCTCTAAACTCAATTCAAGCATTGTTCCATTTAAATTGAACTTATCCACGGTCTGATCGTCACTTCCGGTGCCATCTTGTAAAGAAGATAAATCCACGGTTTTCTTTGCCTCGCTGTCATCCGATAGACTCAATTCTAAATTAGTCCCTACCAATCGAGCCGTATCTATTGTTTGAATCTCGTTCGTTATACTCCCGTCTACTTCTGATTGTAAATACCGGCCATCTAAGCTGACAGTATTCCCGTTAGTAATTGTTAAGTCACCCGTTCCTGTCCCAAAACTTAATGTTTGGGCATCGGTATTATCCAGGTAGGGAGAAAGGTCTACATCGGTATTTGGATCATTTTCAATTGCAAGCGTGTTGCCTGTCAGGGTTAAATCTTGATCATCCGTACCCGTACCGTCCTGTAAACTCGATAAATCAACGGTAACATCTGGGGCCCCGTCATCTTCAAGCGAAACCTCTAAAGTGGTGCCGTTTAGATTAAGTTTATCAATTGTTTGGTCATCCGTTCCCGTACCATCTTGGAGCGATGACAAGTCTACGGTTTGTTTTGCCTCTGCATCGTCTTCTAGGCTAATCTCTAATGTGGTGCCGTTCAGTTGTAAGGTGTCAATTGTTTGGTCATCCGTACCACCACCTAACCCAGATAGGTCAACCACATTAAAAGGCTCCCCATCTCCCTCCAAAGAAAGGCGAAGATCAGTGCCAGATAATTCGAATGTGTCCACGGTTTGATCATCAGAACCACCGCCTCCTCCAGATACGACAAAATTTAGCTTACCAGTAGGGTCATCATAGTCCACGGTTATATCTGTCTCGGTATTACCTGAAACCATACCCCCAACTATGTCCTCAATCTCCTCCTGTGACGTCCTCAGTTCGTTCAGGTCAACTTTATTTCCTCTTCTAATAGCTAAGCTATCCCCGACTACATAAAGGCTCTGTGTGTCCTGTTTGAAGTCCTCTAAAAACACCCGCGCCTGTGCGCTGTTCTCTAGCTTTAGCCTCAACGAGTCATTAGATATATCGAACTGCTCAATAGCCTGATCGTCGGCAGTATTCGAATAAGGCTTGAGGTCTATTTCTTTAGCCGGCTCTCCATCACCGGTCAACGATAAATAGAGCGTATCATCTGTAATAGCCGCCGTATCGAAACGCTGATCATCGTTTGTTAAGGTTCCTGGATCTGTCCATTCAGGTTTACCATTGGCTGCAACAGTCCATACGTGCCCCACAGCACCCGTAGTCCCGTCATAACTCCGAATAGTGTCTTTAAACCAAACAGGCGAGTTTATCTCTACTTGATCACCTATCTTAAACGGCCTTTCGTTGCCCTGCTTGATTTCAAAACTACCATCTTCGTTGATCTGAAAATAGTAGGTTTGAACGGAGTTCACTAATTCAAAAAAGGCACTGTCCGAGGTAGTCCGCTCGAACTTAGCAAGGCTTACCCTATTGTTGGCTATATGTATGCCGGCCTCTGGGCTTGTTGTACCTATACCAAGCAGTTTATCTGCATTGGCATAGTAAAATTGTAAAGGGTAGGAGGTAATACCCCCAGAAGGGCTACCAACCAGCACCGCTCCATTTGCCAGGTTATCATAAGGAATGCCCAAGGAGTCCTGTAAGAATGAGCCCAAATTAAAATAGGTGAGCACTGAGTCCTTGGTTATCAGCACCTCTTTGTCCGGTCTTTGAGCATCAATGTAGGAGGGGTCAACCTGTGCAGCTGCCCCTCCTGCAACTAAACCCAAAAATAGTATGAAAAGAACCTTCTTCATTCTACACAAATTTTTTATTGATCTTTACGACCAGCCGAGTCCCGTTCGGAGGTATTCTGTTTATTGTCGGATGATTATCCTTGTTAATTAATTCGATGTTATTAAGCCCGTGGTTAATTCGAAACCCGAAAGCCACGTTGTGATCCAAAGGGAAGAGCGTACCGCGCCCCTCAAATACTTGGATAGCTTGATGTATCTCTGCATCTGTTTTTAAACTAGGGTTCGGCAGGGGTGTAGTGACATCAGCAAAACCACTCGATATGTCCGCAAAGTCGAACACCTCAACTACATAGTCACCTACATGCTGGAAGCTATCCCATGTGCTTTCGTATTCAGCCTGTGTCGGTATATCTCCGGTCTCAAACCACGCTTTGATCTGTGCTAGTGTTACCATTATCCTACTCTATTTGTTGGTGGCCCTCCTTCGATGATCATGAACCCAATACCATCCTGATCAAATGGAGTCCAAGCCGTATTTGCAAATTGGTTGCACCTCGTGCTGTTTACGCGCACCTGCACGAACGTCGCGTTACCTTTAGTAAATTCTATACCTGTACCCGTAAAGTCGTCACTCGTACCGACCGTGGCCAGCCATTCATTATTGAGGTCGTCTTTCAACCAAACCTCTAAGGTTGTACCACTCCACACGATCCCTTTCACTCTGTCTGGGGTGTCTAGTATCTCCGTGATCTCTGGGCCTTGTAGGTATGTTTTCTGGATGTAGTAAGTGTCAGTGTCTTGCACATATACCACGTCATCCTGAGCGATGGCAACCGTGTCGAATGTGTCGCCAGATTCGTTATAGGCTCTCAGTACCTTTTCATCTAAAGAAGCCCCGATGATCACAAATAGTGCACCGTCCTCCATAGGCTGCCCGTTGTACTCCCTCGCTATGTATCGAGGGTCGCTTTGTGTCATCTCTGTGAGGGCTGTGTATTGCGCTGTTAAGCATGTGCCGTCTTCGGCATCATAGCTCTTACCATCAAGAGCTCGACCGTTCACCACGGCCACCGTATCGGTTATGAAGATGCACTCAACCCATGCTAGGTTGCCATCTTGCACCCACTCAGGGTTGAACCTTATTTCATCAAGGTCGTATGTTTTGCCTCTGAATTTAATTTGCTTGCAGTCGTGCTGATCCACAGTACGAAGTGCGTCAAGTAGATGCTCAGGAGCAGCAAACCAAAAACGATGTTCTTTATAAGAAACCGTTTGACTCGGGAAAATTTTACCATCGCGTGTAGTAACTTGTTTTTCTATTTGGTACAAGGGCTTACCTGGGTGCGTTGGGAATACACACCGCCCTTTATATGGGTAGTCGTACTTAATAAACCGGTCAGCATAGAAGAACTTCTCCATATGCCACCACTCCAGCACCACCATCTTATCTGTGTCATCCACAAACAGTATGTCATCGCTCCACCAATTACCACCGGCATTGTCGCGCATCTCTGCATAGTACACCCCAGGTTCTATACCCAAAGGAGCATTGGCACTTGAAGGGTATCGGTACGCATCGAACGGGTTGCCTTGGTTGCTCTCTTGGTTATCAGATAGCCCAGTTGACACCAAAGGCTGGATGATGTTGTGCACAGATCCATCTTCGAGCTTCGTTAACCTCAAATACGTAATTGATCCACCCGTTGGCTCGAATGTGAAGTCAAAGGGAGGGAACCTATATATCGAGGCGATCAAGTTGTACTTGGTACCCGTCGCCCTCTCCTGGGACTGGTTGCGCTCAGTGATAGAGCTATACCACTTCAATGTATTTAGATCATTCGGTGTCATGCTCTAACTCTATTTTTAACATTCCGGTTATCAGGTTCTTTTCGACTGATCGAGCCTTACCATTGCCTATTCTTGTGGTCACCAATTGGAGCGGGTCAAGCCCAACATCTGGGTGCTCTATCGTTTGTAACTTGTTTCTTTTTACAGAACTGGCCGTCGTGTCTTGGCCATTGATAACCAAGTCCTCAGTAGGCTGTGAGTGCCTGTGGTACTTATCCGCCATGTAGAATAGCGACAAGTGCCCATTTTGAATTTCTCCATATATCCCGTTATTGTCAAAGCCATAGAAGGTCACCAAATACTCGCTATCCACCTCTTTGCATTCAACCATGACAAAGCCCTCTAAGCTGGTTTCTCTGAACATCACGTATTCTATATCTGAGATAAATGGCACTAATGATATTTGCTCAGTTTGGCCTTTGCTTACGTACTCATTTTTTGAGATGATCGGATAGCCTGCAAAAAAGTCGCTCACCTCTTCACCCCAGTCGAATTCTTGACGTTCTGGGATGTTCGGTTTATCGTATTTGTAGACCAATTGACCATAACTCCATTTTTCCCTATTCGGAGCGTAGGAGGTTGTAAGATCAAGCCCTATTTGATCGGTAGTGTAATGCCCACCTCTCTCGAACCAACTCACATGCTCCATGCGCAATGTGTCGCCTTGGATGATCCATCCTGCATTATATCCACTCAAATAGGTGTCAATGTTCTGCCATGTAATTACGGCTCGTGTAGCAGGCCCGTCATAGTCGTTTATTGCTACGTTTGACTTGGGTATTAAGAAAGGTTCTGCAAAGCCTGCTCGTATGACATTTGATGCATTGTAAAAGAATTCACTGCTAACGTTTGAAATTTGAGCCCCTAATTTGACAGCAACTGTCTTGACAACATCTGTCAACTTGAAAGCATGTTTTATCTCAACCGTTTGGGTGACTGGAGTCAACTTAGCATCTGCCGTTGCATTACGCACCCACCACCAACTTATTGATGTCCATTTATCTGGGAATAGCGGCAACTCCCTTACACCCGCATCTGGTGTGTAGGGGAATTGTATGTGATACTCTCCAGGCGTTGTGTTTGCCCATGCTGGTACTTTTGGTAAGGATGACGGTTCAACCCGTGTCAACTCTCTTATCTGTATCCACACATCATTTTCGTATGGTGCTACTTTGGTGTAGTTGAGTTGATCTTCAATTATATCTTCAGATGGTATGTCCTCAGTAGGGGAGCCATCGAACTCGTCGTCATTGCACAATACCCTCGCATAAGGAGCCGCCCAAAAGAACCTGCACTTCTCATTTGGATCTGATACGCTTACAAACTCCTCTGACTGCTCTGCATAAGTAGGGGAGGCCGCTAACTTGCCGGCACCTGTAGAAAACACCTTTGTATTGGTTGCATCGTATATCCCAATGTCCACTGGGTTGGTCGGGCCAGTGATGTAATACTGCCCGTCAGTGCGCCTAAAAACTAAACCGATACCAAAGATGCTTTCTATCCTGTACTGTCCTGATACGTTAGGCGTAAGCCCCGTGTCGGGTATATATCCCATTTGTGGGAGTTGTGCAAAGTGGTATTTATTCTGTAAGTCCTGAGATGTGACTAATGGATCAGTAACGTAACTTGAAAAGTAGTTATCGCCAATGATCGTCATGATCTCTTGGTGCGCTGCTGCATCACCTCCGGCTGACCTGAAGTATATCTGTACCGCGGGGTTTCTTTTGAACTTAATTGGTGTCGTTGGGCAGTCCTCGGCTACCAGGTCAACCTCTAACTCCTTGTTGTCCAAAATAGGGGTGTAGGCGTCTGTCCTATTTGGTTTTACCGTTACTTTTCTATCTTCTTCGTCGATCTCGAAGTCGATCCTTGTGAAGAAGCCTTCAAACTCTGTTTGATAGTAGCCATCCTTATCTTTCCACTCAATAAGAACATCGAACCTTGTCGAGATAGGTGCAGCAATTAGTGCATCCGCATTCTCTCTCCAGAACACCAAACTGCCGTTCCACTCATCCCGATAGAACTGATACCCCGACTCTCTTGCTGTACGCTTCGTGCCGGCATAGTCAGGATCGAGCACATTCGTTGTGCCATCCCATGTGATATTGAACCTGTATTTACGAGGCGTAGACATAGGTTACATTATCACGTTTGGTAATTCGTCCTTGCGCATCGTATACAGTTGATACACTCCGCTTTATATCTGTCAGTAACCGCTCCATGCGGGTTGTGTCAATGTTCGTCTGGGTTTGGCTTATAAGAGGTTGTAACTCTTTCACCGAACCGGTCACATAGGCATTGATGCGTCCAGCTTCTTGCCCGTTTACGATGTTCGTAATGCTCTCAATTTGAGATACATTTAACCGTCCTTTATTGCTGGCCTCGGTCAATTTCTTCATCAAAGGCCCGTACTTCTTCTGCCGGCTTGCTCGAATGATCGAAACGCCTTCACCTCTCTCCACATAAGCAGGTTGACCGTTCACATCAAAACCTGCATAGGTGTCTTTCCCCTCTGCATGTGTGCCGCCGCCAACAACTTCGTAACCACCTTTACCAAACTTCCTCTTGGTGATCTGAGATGCACGTAATTGAGAAGCAATAAAGGTTGACCACATTAAGCCAATTGAAATTGCAGCAATAATAGGATCACCCTTTTGAGCGAGTATTTTTGATGTAGCTGTAACTAGGTTTGAGGCCTGTTGCGCTTGCTGTATAAGTCGTTGCTGCTGCTCCGCTTGTCTTTGCTCTTTTAGGGCTTCTTTTTGACGTTTTTTTGCATCTGCCAGCTCCTTCTCTTTTGTTTGCACCATATGAGCAAACCCCGCATTACGGTTTTGTATTTCAGCATCCAAAGCTCGCTGTGCCTGTGCAACCTCATCCCTTGATGCCTGCACGTTGCGATCAGCAACTTGACGCCTGAAATTTGCCATTTCGACGAGTTGGTTTTTTACCTGCTCAAATGATGAGTTTAGGTTCGCTTTATCCTCGTCTGTAATGTCCAACCCCAGTAAGGAGTATATATCCACATCCACACCGTTTAGGCTCTCCAATTCATTCTGAGCCGCTTTGATCTGGTTTTGAATGATCTCTATTTCTTCTTTAGTTGCTGCGGCACCGGCTGTCTTTAGTATCTCAAGCCTTCTTTGCAAGCCTCTTATAAGTAGCTCGGTCTGGGCTTTTTGCTTCTCGATCTCGGTTTTCTTACTCGCCTCAATTGCGCTCTCTTCAACCTGCAATTCCAACTCCAGGGCTTCTATCTTCTTATCAACTGCTTCTTTGGCGGCATCGGATTTATCTTCTTCGAGTTTTATCTGGGCTTCTGTTAGTTTTCCCAGTCGGGCAAGACGCCTTTGCTCTGCCACCTCGATCAAGGATAACTCATTCTCTTTACCCATAGCCGCGTCGATCTCCCTTTGGTACAACGCCTCCACACTCAGTGCTGCATCATCAATGATCTTTGCCCGCTCCTCGAATGTTTTCTGTTCGTTTTCGGACTGTTGTATTTGGCTATTGATCAGATCCCGCTCTGCATCTGCCAAGTCCTGGATAGCACTCTTTCGATCTCGTACGATCTCCAATAACCGACCCTCGATGATCTCACTTAAACCAAGGCTTCTTATCTTCTGGTTGAGGGCAACCGCGTCGCTTTCGTTGATCAGCTCATTCGCGTCTACTTGCGCACCGGTGAACTCCTGAATGGTTTTGATCTGCTCTCTAAAGCTATCATCGGCCAGTTTTCTAGTCTGCTCCAGTATGTCGCCTCTTTTCTTGGCCGTCAACTCCTCATCAGCTATCAACCGCTCATTAACCGTCTTTTGGTTGTCAAACCCATCTATGAGTATATCAAGGTCTCTTTCCAGCCTGTCTTGCTTCAATTCATCGCGTGTGCGCTCATTCTCTCTTACTGCCAGTGTATACTCCCTTTCGGCTGCGGCCAACTGCCGGTATGCTTCTAGTTGCTGATCAAGTAGTACTTCTACGTTTTCCCCGTTCTGACTCCGAAGATCAATCTCCGCATTAAGGACTTTAAGCCTATTCTCTGCCAGTTGCCTCTCGAATACCGCTCTTCTCTCGGTGGCTTCTCTTGCCGCCTCGGCTGCGGCTTCTCTTTCGGCAAAAGACTTCGTGATGTCATCGGCTACGGATCTGTATTTTTCTTCTTCAGTAATAGCGTTTTCAAGGCTCTTGGCTATCTCCCTATTTTGTTTTGCTATTTCGCGTTTTTCATTAAATAATTTTGCAAAAGCGTTGGTTTCTCGCTCTATCTCAGTTACTGTCTCCTTGATCGCCTTGGTGAACTCCTTTTGCCCCTGTTCATCAAGTCCCGTGGTGAATTTATTGACCGCTCGAAGACCGTCCTCACCCGCTTTCTTTAATCCATCCAGATCAAGAGAAAATGCAGCCGCAAGAGCATCACCCGCAGCACCGGCAAAGTCAACAACTGACTCCAAGCGGTTCAACAGGTTTTTACCTATGGCTTCACCCAATTCTTTCAATGCTTGTTGTGGGTTATTCCAAGCGTACTCGATCTTATCGGCAACGGCTACGGATATATCCACAATTGAAGAAAATATGCCTTGTAGCACACCTGTTGCTCGTGCGAGTAATTGAGCACCCTTTTCGCTTCGTGTAAATGCGGCACCAAGTCCGGCCAGCGCACCAACTATAATAGCGATGGTAGCAATAAACGGGTTTCGAGCGAGTACCTTAAACTGCCTACCCAAACCTCTGAGCCCCGATACACCCGCACCGGCTGCCCCTGGTAATTGCTCTAATTGATCGGTAAGGTCTTCAGTTTCTTTAGCTGCTTTGTCCAGATCCTTTACTGTCTGGCCAGTTTGAGCACTCATGCCCTCCAATTGCGACTCTATACCCGCAATAGTGGCTTCATACTCTTTAGCAACTGCGACATTCTGCTTGAGACTTCGCGGTAATGCTTCGTACTCTTCTCTGGTTTGTACTAATTCTTTGTAGAGCTTGCTTTGCTCTTTGAGGACTTTTCGGACGCTGTTTTCATAATCACCTACATTGAGTGCAAACTTACCGGTGGCCTCCTGAAGGCGTTTCATCTCTTCGTATATCTCCCGTGTCTGCTGTTCGAGTTTCTGCCCCTCTTCGGTGTTCTGCCTTTGGGCTTCGCTCATTTGGTTGAGCTTGATCTTGTTGAGGCTATATTGTGCACTCAGTTTATCATATGAACCTTCAGCACTATTGACCAACTTCACTGTCAGCTTGTTGATCTGGTTTACCTTGCGCTGTTGTTCTTTGATGTCTGCCAAGCGAAGGCCGGCTTCAGTCCTGGAGGCGTTTAACCTCTCTTGGGCTTTGGTGAGTTTTACCTGTTGATCGCGCAACCTCGCTATCTCCCTCACTTCATCCTCCAAAACCTCTTGATGCTCTATTTGCGTTGCGTTCATTTTGCGAACGCTCTGTTGCATTTTCTTAGCCCTTTTTTCGTTGGTTGCTCGCTGCTTATCCAATATCGACATGATCGCGTCAAGCTCTTTGACTTGCTCGATCAGGTTCTTTATAGAACCATCATCTTTAAAAAGATCACTGCTATATATTGGGTTATAACTCACTTCGCGGCCTCTTTCATTAGGTTTGTACGGTGGTGAAATTCAAGGGTGCTTAACTCCTTGGCGTTATCCCCGAAATACTTGCTTATAATGGCACAGGCTTTCTCATACCCGTTTATATCCTTGATCTGGAAGCCATCAGCACCGAGGTAGTTCTTGATTACCTCGCTCTCCATGAGAAACTTATCCAACTCAGTCACATCACCCTCCAACTCGCCATCCTGGATGTTCTGTAGCTCCTTCTCAAGAGCCGTCTGCAAGTTTTGGTAGTACTGCTTGGTTGCTCCGTTGTTGCCCGACTTAAAAAAGGCTTGCATCTCCCTGCGCAAGGTTCTTTGAGCGTTCTTTATCATTCGCTCGAAAAATGAATGTGGGGTGCTGTTTAGCTCCGACATGATGTACTCGACTTTCTCGTTCGACATCTCGCCCATGATCACATTGCCAGCTACCGAATGCACCAAGGCGCAAAACGCGCTCATCTTTGGGCTAATGTTGTTCATGATGAAATACACCGTCCCTTGCAGGTTGGCTACCTCTTGATGAGCTTTTGCCGGATCTTTGTGTATTAAATTCTTGATGTTTTGGCACCTGCGGTTGAAGGCGTTTAGATCGCTACCAACTCCGCTATCTATCATCAGCTGCCTGTTGAACCAATGGTACCTACTGGCCGGTAATTCATCAATTGAGTTATATAGAACCACATCCACCCCGTTTATCGTCTTCTCTAGCATGTCCCGTATGTTTTGTATTCAATGTCAAATGCACACACGCCATACGGCCTCATTGAAGGATCAACCTTATAGCCCTTCCAGATACTCAAAGCATCCTTATAAAATGCCTTTACTTCTATCCTCCCATTCGCAATACCAGGGTTGCGCAGTTTTTCAAGCACATCGTATTTGATGTTTTCGTAAGTTCTTTGAGTGTGATCGACGTATACGTTCTCCCAGTTGAAGAAGAACACCAACTTCATCATACCGCTCTCTTCTGTGCTCAGGTGGTTGGCTTTGATCTTTTGCGGATCTTCACTCATAAAGAAGCAGATGTTACCCAAGTGCTCGTCTGGTTTCATCTTCAGATAGTCACCTCCAGCATATAAGGTAGGGTATACACCCTCCTGTTGATCGTGGTGCTTCTCACTTTGCCCATAGGCCGTATCAAGCCATGTAATAGTTTCGAGTACCGTTTGCAATTCAGCAAGCAGCACATCAAGCCCTTTAGGGTCAGAGAGAGTCGGTATAGTTGGGTTAGTTATACTCAATGCCGTCTAGTCTTTTGGTTGGGATGATCTGAAATTGCTCTACTTCGATCTCTGAGCCATGCGACTCTAGTATATAGCTTACAACCCCTCCAGGCCGCACGATATAGCCCATGACAATATGCGGAAAGCCTTCAAGGTCGGTTCTCAAATAGACCTCTTTGCCTATCTCGTATCTGACTTCAAAACTTACCTCATGCATAAGCTGCTCTTTTGAATTTGTCCAATAATTTGGGGTATATCTTCGCTTGCAGGTCGATCAAGTTCTGCTCGGTAAGTCCGAGTATCTCGTAACCGTACTTCCTCACCAATTTTGCTGTCTTGGGATCATCGGCCATCACCGTCATCTTGGTTGTGTCAAACGACAAATAGATGCTTGCATGGAAGTCACCTGTGTCCTTTAAAGTCACTCGGTCGGTTGGTTGCCCCTTTGCTCTCTTTAATTGGATGGTCAGGGGCTTATAAGGCACCCTGTCCGCTATATCCTCACCCGTGGTATACTGCCCTAATTGGTACAGCCTTCGGGTGTTCATTCGAATGATCTCGATGGTAAAACCTTGCAAGGCATTCAGACTCTCCACAAATGGATTGAACCTCTCTAGTGCTTGTATCTTGGCTCCAAACCTCATACAGCACCGTATTTTATCCCCTTCCTACATCCCAGGCATCTCTTGTCGATACCGGACATATCAAGGCTTAGGCTTTTCAATGTGCGTTCCAATTCCCTTTTGATCCCTCCTGGGCGTCCTTGGCTATCCCCGTCGATCTCGTATAGAATGGTAGTTGTATCAATGTTCGCCTCATTTCTATTAACCCTCGCGTTTGAGTTCATGGCCAACTCCCTCAATAGATCGCTTGCTATTTGTAGTTGCAACAGCCTTGCAAAAGAGAGCTTATTCTGAACGATGAAGTCAGTCAGGTCACAACCGTATGTGTAGTCCAGAAACAACCCGTAGTTGCTTGAGTAACTGTACTGCGTGTCATCCAAGTCCCACAACTCGCCACCTATATCAGAACCGGTATCGCATCCCGTTATTTGGCAGGGGCTTTTGTAAGTGTATACGCTGTCGTATGGATCTTTACCCGTGGCATCGTACACGATGTAGTAGTTCATGGGCTTATCCATGCTCAACTCGAAGTCGATCCACTGAACCGATCCAGCATCCGTGTAATTGAGCGTTTGTTCTTTGACAGGGTCTTTACTATCCTGCCGAAACACCTTTATATCCACACTCTGCGTACTCGCAAAATGTAAGCCCAGCTTATGTACTTTGAATGAGCGGCCTTTACCCACCCCTTGGTAGAATAACCCAACCCAATTATTCGAAGTGATCACCTTGCGCTCATTGCTGATCTCTGGTAATACACCTGCGTTCATTACCCTGCGAGCGTTGTTAAACTGTACTCTCTCCAGGCACCACCTATTGAGTGCCGTTAAAATACTCCCTTGTACTCTTTGAGTAAGCCATGCCGTGAAGTCTTGCTCTTGCTCGGCTACACTTGCCAGGTTGTTGATCGTAAGAAGCGGGTGAGCGTCGTTGATGAATAGTCCTGAGTCGGACGTAGTAAGGGCAGAAAGCTGCTCTCCATTACTATCTGGGTTTTGTCTAAACCCGCATACGCTTGTAAGGTCTATCGTTGGACTAAACATGAGGTGTTAAATGTGGGAGGGCTTTTACACCCTCCCGTATGAATTATGCGTCGGCTATGTCCGCTTTGATAATTGGACTTGCGATGGATGAAAGATCACTGTTGTATGCTACCACATAGGCTACATCGAAAGAGAAGCCAAAGTGATATTTACGAGCGGCTTTCATGTCCGCAGTTGCGGCTCCGGCCAGTCCAGAGTAGTCTCCTACAGACTCATACTCCATAGTACCCATTGGCAGCCCCAAGAATGGAACCTGCTGGATACCCCAAGTATACCCTGAGTGCTGAGAAACAGTACCCAATTCGGCCTCGCGGTCGTATCTGAACAACAGTCCAACAGAACCTTCATTTACTGCAAACATGGTAGCCCCATGAGAAGCAGCATTTGCAATGCGGTTCGTGTAGTGCAATTGCTTGTCCAAGTATTGGATAGTCTTGTTCTCAGAGTTGTACGTACTCTTCTCTGCCAACCTTTCGACAAGGTGCTGAAGCCCACGGTTTCCGATGATGTGAAGCCCACCGTAGTAGTCGTTCGAGTTCATAATCGGGTCCAAAGCACCAAGTGCCTTGTCTTCTTGAGCCAATGTAAACCCAAGAACGTTACCGGTTGTATCGTAGCCCAAGTCATCACCAAAGACCTGAGTCTTGTTGGTATCCAGGGCAGTAATACAGGCCGTGTCCATTGTTTTCACCAAAAGGTTGGTGTACTTCTGCATCTTGCGGTTGAAGTCTCTCTGCCCGTCAATTTCGTTGTTGATGTACAATGCAGGGGCTTGCGTAAACCCGAACGTGTACGTCACGAAAGTCACGGTATAGAGTGCAGATGTGTTTTCGCTATCAGCGATGGTGTGCGATCGGGTAGAACCAATAGAGATACCACCGTCGTAGTCGATGACAGGCACCTTCAAGTCACGGCTAAATGCTTGTCGTGCTTTCATTTGCATGTCCTCACTGATGATCCCCGCAGGGTTCACAGTGTCTTGAATAAAGAAGTCAAGTGCGCCAGCTTGGGAAGGTCTATCTTCCCATTTATCCATTAAACCGGAAGCTCGCAACTCTTGCATTCTAGTTGCTAACAAACTCATTTCTATGAATTTTTATGGTTAAGGAGCTTCCCGTCGCTCTTGTAAATAATTACTCGCCTATATTGGCTACGTTTTCGTTGTACAACTCATCAACTCGCGCTTGAAATTTGCCAGTCAAATCAGTTGGACTCAAACCCTCACTCATAGCCTGCTGTCGGGCTAATTCCGTTAGTTCGCCTTTATCCTTGGCCTCCAACAGTGATCCGGTTTTACCTTTTGGGGCTTTACCACCGGCACCTCCACCTTTGCGTTCTCCTGCTGTAATTGGCTGTAAACGCTGCTTGGTAATGGCTTCGATGGTTAACGGCTCCAATGTGGTTTTATCCCTCATGATCTCGTCGTTGTCATCCAAGAACCGAAGTTTGCCGTCTATCCACTCTCTTTTGAGTCCTTTGACGTACTGCTCGGTTTGTTGCACAACCGCGTCTCTTGCGGCCTGCGGTATCGTGTCATCGAGTTTTACCCCGCTCACTGATCCCTGAAACATAGAGGATACCTTAAAATCCTCAAGGCTACTCATTTGCATCTGGATCTCATTCTCTTTCTCCTTCAGTGCTTCAGCGTGTTTAGTCTTCATTAACTCAATGCGATCAGTTTTCTCTTTAATCTGCTTAGTGAGTTCGTCAATCCTCTGATCGTCACCCTTTTCGAGGAGTTCTTTTTTCTCTGCCTCCAGGGTTTTGATCGTCTTATTTAACTCCTCGACTCCTTCCAACTTCGCACCTACAGCTCTTTTTAAAAACTTGTAGGTTTTCTCTGTTGGTTCACGCTTTAAACCGGTCAACTCCTCAATGTCTTGATCGTACCGGTCATGCACCTCTCGAACGATGGTGGTCTTCATTTGCTCTTCATCGTTCTTTGACAATGCTACGATAATTCGTATTTGCTCGTCTGTCAATTCTTTTAAAGGCTCATTCGCCCTTAGTACTTCGGCTTTTAGCATATAATAACTTCCCTTTGTTTACTCTTCTGCCTTTGGAGCTGGTTTTCTTGTAGTTCTCTTCTTTGTTGGGTCATGTAGTACCTCGACTACCTTGATACCCAATTGAGGCGCGGTTTCTGCCCACGACTTATACTGTTGTGGGTTGGTTTTGTGAATATGAATTTTCGCGATCTCCTCCCTTGTGTCAGGGTCGTATCGAGGCCCTGTATAAAAACTCACATGGTATAAACCTTCTTCGCCTTTAGGCACTTTGTAATTCGCCATTTTCTACTTTTAATTCTTGAACATATCCCATTAGCACCGCATTGATGCTATTTATCTTTCTATCGAACTCCAGGGCTTCCCCAAAAGTCACGACATTGATATTCTCTCTTTCGAAGCGTTGTATCAAACTTGAAAAGTTAGCCTTTAATAGCTTCAACTCCTCATTTACTGGCATCTCCATAACCTCCTCTCGTGTCCGGTGCCTAAATGGATCAAGGTTTAACAGAATTCGAGTTCTCAACCTGTCCTCTGGGCTTGTCCGGTACTTAGCGTCGAAATACTCATCTTGCAATTGATCTAAAATAATGTCGTCGCTATTCTCTGCTTTGGCTTTGTTGTACAACTCCAATACCTGCTCCGGTTCAAACCAATGAAACTGTGTCCCGAGATTCACGTAAGCATAAGAGAAAGCTGATCCGTACCTTAACCGGCATATCGTGCTCACTAACCATTCTTGCGTTTGCTCAATCACTGTTTTGATCTTCACAATGATCGTCTTACGCGCATCAATGGAGGCTAATACTTGCTCGATGTTGAACGCCTGCTTATTATCGGTTTCAGCACCTTGGCCGGTTATACCTTCAAGTATTTCGTTCTTCAACCTCTCCAACTCCTCGACGCTATACTTCACCCCGTTTATCGGGATGTCAATAACACCTATCGGGTTGCGCATGTCAGCTATCTCCTCGTCTGGCTGTGGTACAGTGATAAACCCACCTGGACCGAGCTTCTTGTTTTGACACGCTGGACATGCTTTAGGCTCTGCACCTACTAGGATAGCACTGTTGTCCTCGGTGTATAAATACCCACCTTCGCAATGCTGCCCATCGTACTCATACTCGCATTCAGGATCGTACCCCCAAAATATAGGAGTCGACGCGTAAGTGTCTAGGTACTTCTTAGCTGTGGCCATGAATAAAAACCATGCAGCCAATGACAGGTAAGAAATTGCTGGGTGCCTACTTACCGAGTCATCTACTAACTCAGGGTAAAACCTCCGTGCAGGGCAGTATCCAAGATCATGAGGGTTATTCACCTTCTCGATCAACTTACTGTACGACTTGTTCGGCATGTGATATACCACGTATCGTTCAGTATCGACCGTTACAAGGTGCTCTTCATCCATCTTATACACAAGCCACATAAGCTCATTACCCTCGTATTCGTAGTCAACCACACTAGCCATATCCACGAAGTAGTAATAAGGATCAGGGCTTGATACCTCACTTGCCATGTCAACCACGATAAACGCGTTGATACCGCTTCTCAATTTTTCAAATGCAGCCTTCTTAAAGGCATACGGTTCATCAAGCACTTCTGCCTGATAATTAGCCCAGTCCTCTTTTGCTGTGTCGCTTGAAAACTCAGCTCGATATACAGAGTCCTTCCCGTCAAAAACTTTACTCAACGCATCGTAAACTCTGTCAAACAATGCTACCGTGTCATATGGCGGCTTTAATAAAGCCTCAAACCTCGGTAGCGCGTCTTTATGTAGTAAAGACTTGCACCATTCAATGAAGAGGGTGCGCTGTCTTTGACTATCTCTTTCAACCAGGGCCGGCTCAACCAAGAACTTAACCCTTTCATCGAAGCTACTCGCTCGACTTATCTGAGCCCTTTTGGGCTTTTTCTCCAGCCTTTCCTTTAGCGTCGTTAGATCGAGCGGCATCTTTTTTAAATTGCCATCCTCCGTTATTAGGTCGAGCCATGATGCGTTCAGCGTGGCTGGCCTCAAACTCTTTGTCGCCTAATAGGGGATGTGTTAGTGTAATTTTCATCTCCTATTAGTTGGTAATGTCAACCAATGGCTTGAATGATCCAGCAGGGGTTACTACATGCAAGTAGTCACTCCACCCGTACTTCATAGCAAAACCGATTGGGTTAGCATCTCTTTCTTGGTGTCCTCCAAGCCCTTTTGGCCCTACATAGAAACTCTTAGGGATCACCTCAAAACCTCTGAACTTCGTCGGTGTAGTATGGTCATCCACCTCTCCGATGATCTGGTTATTCTGAGTAATGAAGTAAACCTGTAATTGCTCACTCATGTACGGCTTCAATGCCAAGATCACCTCTTGAGGCACTTGATATAACTGAGCCGTAAACTGAGCCGCATTAAAGGCTATGATCTCCTCATTGCCGTCAAGTGAGTCATTGCCACCTCCTACAGTTACCGGTTCTGGAGGTGGGAGGGTAGGGCTACCAATGTACGGAGTCACCTGCACCTTGGTACTATCTGTGGCAGTCAGGAACGTTGTCCACGATGCCAGGACATTTGGATTTGCAGAGGCAATGGTAAACTCATTACGAGTTGACCCGTCGTACATCCTCTGAATTAGAATTTTTTGAACTTGTCCAATCTGCTCGTAGCAGTTGACGTTTGGTATGTCATTGATCTCGCTTCCAGGAGGGCAAGTGTATAGAATTGACATGGTTGTGAATTAACTATTAAATGCCTTCCCGTCGGCTGGATATACGCAAATATAAGCAAAATATCTATACGAAAAGTAAAACTTTTGGGTATTTTAATATTTTATGCCTTTTTTCTTCTTCTTTTTGAAGTATTTTTCGCATGAGTAGCCTATCAAGTCCACTGCCTCATCGTGCTCAGCATTCGGAAAACCCGTCAATTGCCCCACAAAAGCATCATTCCAGCTTGCCCGAACTAAATACACCCGCCCGGCTTCAAACTTTGGTGCAGCCGCTTGTATTCGTGCCTCCTTGCCCTCCATTACCAAGTGGCTCTTTATCTCCACAGGGTTGAGGGGTGTTTGCGCATGGAGGAGTTGTTTGAGTGTTTTACCGGAGGCTTTCGGTTCTATGTACACCCTGCTCTTGTAATTCAACCCAAGTAGATCGGCTTTCTCTTCGACGTTCTTTAGGAGTTCTGGCATCTCTTGGTGTTTCTCTTCAAAGTGCACGACGTAGAGGTTATTCTTGTACATCCCACACACCATTATGCCGGTGGGGTCGTTCTCTGTTCTCTTTGTGTAGGCACCATCTATCCACATGTCCAATTGCAGGTTGGGTAGTTGGCTCTTTTCGATATATTGGATCCACTCGGTTTTGATCTTATTACCACCGTCGACATGCGGAGTTTGTAGATACTGTCCAGCGTATGCCACCGAGCCTAGATCCGTTCTGAAGCCTTGTAGTCTTTCACGTGATAGCCGTACGGGATCAAGCAGCCCATCGGTGTAGATGTGTTCTGCCCCAGGTGTTACGTCCTTCGTAAGTTCGGCCGGCAAGCACACATGAAGTATACGTTCATCTGGCTTCTCTTTCAGTTTCGACAATATATGCCCCGTGGTGTCCTTTTCATGTACTCTCTGTTGCACCACTATCCGCAAGCTATTCTCTAACATCCTAGAAGGTATAACCTGATCATGGTCGCGTATGGCCGTTTCTCTTTCAGGTTGACTTAACGCCTTGTGCGGGTCAATAGGGTCATCTTCGATATAAAGATGGCAGTGAAACCCCGTTTTACCTCCCTTTGTGGTTACTGCCTTGCGTATGCCCGTTTTGTTGTTGTAGTAACTCTTCTTTTCGTTTTGGTCACTCTTTAGTTTAAATATGTCACCCCACCGATCTTGAAACCAGTCACTAACGATGATGTCGCGGCTCTTTACCGTGTGATCCGTAGCCAACTTTTCATCGAAGGAGCTTGTAATGATCCGCATGGATGCATTTTGCAACCAACACCACACCGGTAGTATCTTGGTGACTATCGTACTCTTGGATGTGCTCGGTGGTACGTTTATAATGATCTTGTCATAGTCGGGGCGTTCGTCGCTTGCTACCTTTTTGATCTGCTCACCTAATAGGTCGCATAGATACTTGATGTGTTTTGATAGTCGTAGGGGAGTGCCTGGCTCTATTACTTTCCAGGCGTCTTGGAAAAAAGTGTAGTAATCATTAGAGCAATGAATAGTGCGCTCGATCTCAAGGAGGCGAAACGCTTCTAACTTCTGCTCAGTGGTGAGTTGTTCAAACACGTCATTATCGAAGGCCGAGTTCACGCAGTCGCTTATCTATGTCTTCAAGTGTAGGTTCTTCGGTTACTGTCTTCACTTCCTTGCGGTCAACCCAACCCATGTTTTTGAGTGCGAAGATGTTGCCTGTACAAGACTTTTCATTGAGGCTTTCTTCGTGGTGTTGCTCAATTCTGGTAAGTGCTTTTTTTATCGGGTCGGTAAATTCTCCGGTATCTCTGTACTCATAGAGTGAACTTTTGTGCGAAAAACCCAAGTATAAAGTGAGGCCCGTTACGGTAGGCGGACGCTTCACTTCTCTAATGGCTATTGGTTCATCATTGCCTTCGACAAAGACAGGCTCTTCGCTTTTTAGGCTTTCAAAGTATTCATCTATCTTTTTACAAAGATCCTCTGCTTTATCGTACATCCTTGGTCTACCGGCTCCCATTATCCTGCAATTACGTTTTTCATTCTATATCGAATAAGAAGAAAATAACACTTACAATACCAATTGCCAACAAAGGCAAAATATGCCATAAAGGCTGTGAAGTTATCACGGCTAATGCAGAGAATAACACTTGACATATTGCCCAACTCGCTATTACTATCTTCTTGCTCATACTCTTGTTGATCTATCTTCTCTGCCAATATTGTCGTTACCCTTCAAGTAAGTTTCGTCTTCTCTCATATCGTTGCTGTTCTAATTTCTTTCATCGAAACAGTTTTTTTTTGGTCTACCGGCTCTCATCTCTAATTGATCTGGTATTTTGTATTGAATCTTCTGTCGTACTCTTGTTGGTCTGCCTTATCCCATTCTATTTTTTCTGTTCGTTCAAGCATTTGATCTATCATTGTGTCGTATTTCGCCTGTTGGCGCTCATAAAACTCAGATTCTTTAGCTCTCAATGAGTCTATAAAACGTATATGCTCCTCCTTTACCCTCTTTGTTTCTTCCAATATCCTAGCTCTCTTTTGCTGCATAACTATCAAGGTCACCATAAGACTTAATACAAGCAAACTGGATATAATTGGTAGTATCTTTTTCATAGCATTGGGTTAAGAGCCGACACCGGCCCGATGGTATAGTCCAAACTTATCTTTAGGTAGTTGCTGGGAAAGCCCTATAAATATACAACTTTTTGGTAATATAAGTTTCATTTTCTCTCGCTTAACCATGCGCACTGTTCGAACATCTCCAACTCTTCAAGTTTCTTTAATAGCACTCTCTTGGGCAGCAGGGAGGTTGCGTGTATGAACTCTTCTTTTGTGAACGCGTCCATGTACTCGACGTTGTTGACGTCCCGAATTTTTTCTGATCCATCACTTAGGAGAGCCCTCTTATCCATTGACCCACCGTAAACTTTGTATGCCTTCATCGTGGGAACGGGTGCCTTATATTTTGGCACTGGCATCTTGTACTGCAATGCCGTCCATCCGAACATCATCAGGTAAAAGAATAAAGCCCCTCCGATAAATGCGTAAACTATTGTCATTCTTCTTCTGAATTTACGGCTTCTTGAATTGCCTTATCAAAATACCTATGCCAAAGCTCTTCGTGAAACTTCTTTTTTGCGTGTACACTGTTTCGTGCCATGCAGTATATGGTTCTCTCTTCTTTTACCATGAACCTCAATTTACCGAAAGTCCTAAACACCATGTAGTCCCCCTCAAGGGGTGGCTTTTTAGTGAGTTTTACTTGTGCCGGTTCAACATCCTTCTCTGCTAGCATGTAGACCCTTTCTCCTCTTCGTAGCTTTCGCACTGCGATAATACTTCCGCTAGGCAGTCGTCGCATATCGGGTAACTGTCCGCGCCCTTGTATAGCATGTGTACCATTCCCTCTAGTTTTTGCCATGATGTTTTACAGTTGTAGCACTCTAGCCAACAACATGCCTTTGCGTACATGCCGCGCCTCCAATGTGCTGCGTTGGTCATTTGTTGCCATAGTTTCACTCCTCTTCCCTTACTCCTTCAGTGTACCCCTCCATTAACTCCACATCGTTCTTGTTGATCCAATACGGTTCTTTGATCTCTTCTCTACCTTCTACTCGATAAGGAGCAAGCCTTGTTGGCACCTCATCTGGGCCACAAGCTAAAAGAGTTACAACCGTTCCCGCATGTATCGCTCCGGCTCCCTCCAGGGTAATCCCATCTGGGCCGTTTACCTTGAAGTATGCAGGGGTGTTTACTTTTACTTTGTATTTCACTACTTAAGTTTTTGATCGTTTTCTTTACTAAGGGTGTGGCTAGTTAATTCAGCTACCAACTCCATTGCATACTTCAATTGCTCTAGTCTAGTTTCGCATCTGCTTTTGTCGTTGCCAGATAAATGGTTTTTATCATGGTATTCAAGCAGTTCGACTGCGTACATCTTTTCTAATTCTGCTTTTAAGCACTCTAGCTTTTTGTCCATTATATCAGTCATTATCCATGTTATTGTCCTTATTGTTGGATATTTTGGTCATTAGGTGCGCTTTTGCCTCCGTTTTGGGTGTATATAGTTACTAGGTATTGCATAGTAGGGTGTGCATATACATTGTTAGCGTTCATTGCTTAACAATACTATTTGCAAAATCTGCTATTAGTTGAGCAACTTCATACCCATTGGTATTTGTTCTATCTGAAATGTAAGGGTGATGCCATATATCCCTGTTCTCGCCTAACCAATCATTTACATCAAAACTTTCGACAGGCAACGAAACGCCAACAATAGATAAACCCAATAGTTGCTCATCAGCTTGTTCGGGCGTTAGTCCTCCGTTAGCTACCTTCCGTAGTATTTCGATTCTTTCGTTTTTCATATCGCTACTGTGTTTATCAGTTTCCGTTAGGGTGCATTACCAGCTATGGGCATTTTGTGCGTTGTCAATCGCTCGCTTTAGTTCATCTGCAACCACCGTATGTTTTACACCATCAATTTCAATCACTACTAATTGTTTTCTGTTCCAATGCTCGCTTACCGTCAGCTTTGGCATTTTGCTTTCCAATCCTTTGTTTTCAGTTCCGTTTGTTTCGTAAATCTGAATACTGTTTATGCTTTTAAATCTACTACTCATAATAAAAACGCACCCTAACAAAGTATAAAAACAAAAGCCTGTTAAGGTGCTTGATTTTAAAGCTTTTGTCTGTTTAATAATTAATCGGTATTTCCGATTTTTCTCGCTTGCTTACGGCTTCAATTTTTATACAAACCGTCACTGCACCATATTAGCCCCTGCAAACTCAAACCACAACTCGGTAAACTCTTTCGGGTATCGTTCTATAAATAATTTACTCTCCTTGCATCCAGATAATGCGCTCTCGAAGATGTGTTCAAATGGACTAATCCCTTCTTCCTTTATCCTCTCCCATATGCGCCCAAAATGACATCTTATCAAGTATTCGTACCAGTCTTTTTTATCTCCATACCTATCATGCTCCTTGCGAGTTACCGCCATAAGGTTACACAAGGTATCTCTACCCATTTTACCACGCCCTCGTATATGGTGGATGTCCACGGCCTTCAACTGGCTAATCTCACACGGTACAAAGTCGCAGTAATCAAATCCCATTTGGGTGTAGTATACTTTGGTGTGGTTCTGCATTAGTCCAGTATCATTAATTCACCCTCTTTATAAAAGCAATCCTTACAAACGAACATCCAATCCAACGTATCATTACCTTGATTACCCCGCAACAACCTCCCAATCGGTAAACGCACCTGCGCTGGATATACAGCTACCAAATACTCACATTCCGGTCTATTTACATGAATCGCATCTTGCTTGACTATGAACGCATCATGTACACCACCCTCACACCTTGAACTATCGCAGTCAAACCCCAAATCAGAAGCCGTCAACCCGAAGCAATTTATGTCAACCATTAGCTTCTTTATAGCCCGCTCCCTCTCCGTGCATGACGCCATCGGAAGAGATAAGCCCAATGCACTCCCATCTACCCCTATCTCTCCATGTGCATTTAATTGCCCAAGAAACGGAAGGGTATCCGTAGGCGTCCTTAACACATTCGGTTTGATCTTATAGACAGCCACAGGTATATCCCTCAAGCCTTCTGATTGGCTTATGCCGATAAATGGTAATAGTAGTAATAGGTATTTCATGGTTTATGGTTTTGGTGGTAATGGCATCCATGCAGGGCTAAACGACGTTTCTGGCCACCTTACGGTTTTTGTTTTTTCTATCCAAAATAAATTGGGGAACTCAGCGTCCGGTCGAAAAGACACAGCAACTGGGCACTTCCACTTCCGATGCCACCTAAGTATATATGTTCCATCAGTAGGTACTTCTTGATCTGATGTCGATACCCATTGTCCTTTTAGCTTTTCTTGGTGATATTCTTCAAGTAGATCATCGACATTTACAAGTATCTCCCCATTAGTTGTCCCAATTTGAGGCCAGCCAAAAGATGCACATCCTTTTTTACGTAAAAACTCCTTTGCTGTCATTTCAACTCTTTAATTTTTAAACTACCATCCTCACAGTCCACTATCTCTATCGCGTTTATACCGCTATCGCGCATCACCATAAGAGCGTTTATTAATCCATTCATCCCCACTGCGTCCAGCTTGCGAGGTACTTGCGGCTCTTGGTCATGGCTGTACACAGATAGAACCCGTATAGCCGAATCTATCTCGTTGGTAAAGTCTGCACTATTGTAGTGCGTCATTGATACCTTGTGTCGCTTCAGTAGGTCTATTATCTTTTTCATTATTCGCTTCTTGTTAAGTATAGCACCATCCCAATTAAGATAGCCAGGACCACCATCAATACTACCCAATAAAATAGCAGTACCTCTTGCTCTGTCATTCGTTACATTTTGGAGCCACATAATGCTCATGCTCTGGAAAGTCCTCCCACATCATCTTACTATCCACCTTCACAGCACCGCAGCCAATCAATAAAAAAGGAACCGCGCAGAGCAGACGTTTCCACCCTGCCGATCCACTACCTTCGTTTGAACTATACATCTTTAACTCTTTGTAATTGATAAACCGCCCCCTTTCCCACTACCTCTACATCTGCCTCGCCTCTGCCCTGAATAAGCAAAGTATTCGTATTGTTAGGCCGACCGTCAGCCATCCTCACCGTACACACCCAAAAACCCGCAGGTAACTTCACCCTAGGCTCTTCACTGTGTACCGTTTTGCCCTTCGTGTGTACCCCTTGACTGTGAAAGGTGTACTTGGGTAGGTTAGGGTATTTTGTGTTTGCTTCTCTCATAACTTAAAAAAGGGCTTCACCTTGCACCCGTGAAGCCCTCAAAACGAATAGTTAGAAATAAACCCAATGAAATTATTTTCTCCTACACCTCCAATCAATTGACCATCCCAACGACTATTGAACCGATACTTCACAGAACCTAACCCCATATACGGGTAAGCGGCTCCCGCTCCAACGCTCCATCTATTCAAGTCCACGCTTGGACACTTTACCGTTAAAGAAGGGTAGAAGCCTATTAATTCGCCTCTAGTCAGGATGCCGTATTCTAAGACCGCATTCGGGAACTCCAAAGTGTCCACCTTAAACTCCGCTCCGATCTTTACGTACTCTAGGATGGTATCTCGGACGTTCTTAACGATCACATCACGGATAGTGTCAACCTTATACAGGCTCATTACTACCGTGTCGATGGTCTCATACTCCACGACCGTTGTAATGTTACGACCTGGAACCTCCACGACATTCGTAACCGTGTCGATCACGATCTCTTCGCAAAATATAGTCTTGTCTTGGTCTAGTATGTCGAGGCTAGTAAATGCCTCCAAGAATGCTACAACGGCAAGAGCAAGCAACGCGACTCTTATAAATATCTCCTTCATTCAGATATTTTGGAAGGCGACTCTCACAGAAGCCCTCAATTTGTCGGCAGGTTGCTTGCCTTATGATGACCCTAAGATACTATAAAACTTTGAATTACAAAAAGATATAATACATTTTTCAACTCCCCGCAGTTCCACGGGGGAACCGAAGAACTCCGTAAATACGGGGTTTCTTCTGGTTTCTGTAGTACAAATACCGTATAAGTGTTAGTTTTGGGTTGCCCTATGTTTACCCCAGAAAAATAGGGTAAGCAGTTATGGCATCAGTAAATATATTCACAAAAGAGTACAAGTCCGGTGAGCTTGGCGTGTTCATTAGGATCATCCACAAGCGAAAGCAAGCCAAGAAGCAACTCTTCAAGGTAGAGCCTCGCTTCTGGAACGGTACTCGTGTATCTTCTTTGCACCCTCATTCAGGGCAAATGAATAAAATGCTCAGGGAACGCGTCACTGAAACCGAGGCAAAGATATATGAACTTGAAAACAACGGGGTAAGCTACACCGCGCACGATCTTCTTGACCCTCGATCAAAGGGATCAAAGCTGTACGACTGCATACTTGACTTTACAGAAGGGAAGCCCCACACATCAACCAGGAAGTACAAAAACATTGCAGAACACATCAAAGCCTTTCGGCCTAACGAAACCTTGGGAGGCTGCAACTTAGAGTTCTTTCAAAACTTTGGCAGATACCTTGAAGGCTTGGACACCATCGGATCAAGCGTAACCGTCAACCGATACCTCAAAAGTTTAAAGACGGTTCTAATAGATCAAGCTCGTAAGGGCAACTATGCCGACCAAAGGGTGCTCAACTACAACATCCCAAAGGGGCGTAAAACTTATAAGCACCGCTTAACCAAAGAAGAGGTATCGCTTATTGCGATGTGTGATATATGCCAGGAGTCAAGGGATGCGTTTCTCATGTGCCTCTACACCGGAGGGACTAGGATAAGAGACATCCTTCTATTGCGTCCTGAGAATGTTATATCGGGTAGACTCATTTTTACAGAGCAGAAAACAGGCAAGAAGAAAAGCGTTAAGATCCGGCCAGAAGTTGATAACATCATTAAGCGTTACGAAGGGGCAGGGGAGTATCTACTACCTATACTTAAACAATACTACCGTAACCCGAAAGTAGATGTGCGCTTCAATAAGCACGTGGAGAGTAAAGTAAGCACGATCAACCTGCACCTGAAACTCATTGCCAAATACGTCAAGATAGATAAGAACCTTTCTACTAACGTTGCGCGGCATACGTTTGCCTCATGGTCATTAGCTGCGGGTGTACGCTCCAGAACCCTTCAAAGTATTCTAAACCATTCTGATCTTAAAACTACTGAAGAGTATCTTGGAGAACTGTCGATCGATAAAGAAGCTGATGACGCTCAGGATAGGGTTTTTGGGTGAGTTATGGGCATCCATCTTTGCGCCACTGCTCAATTTTTCGCAAAACCATATCAATCAAAGGTTGCGCCTTTTCATAGCAAATTCTATTAGCCTCTACAGCTTCGGGTATCTCCTCCCCATTATCGTCAAGTGGCATAAATGGCGCACCTCCATACTCGGATAAAAACCAATACTGTATCGTAACCTTTATGCGCGACTCTAGTGGGCTCTTTTTAAGATATTCTCTTATTATTCCCATACTGTTACTATTTTAGCATGTTGAGTATTTTGATCTTCCTCTCGCCACTTGTTCATTAGTTCATCTAGTTTATGACCGTCATCAACATCTAGCGTTAAAGCTATAAACCATTTTAAACCATGTTTTAACGGGTTGTGCCTAAAGCGAGCTGATGATAACTCACTCCGAACAAAAGCTTTTAGATCATTTAACCTCTTATTGTGCACGTAAAAGCTCGTCTGCATGTTACTATAGTTTTCTTGCTATTTTACGTAGTCCATAAAGTGCATCCTCTAGAGTTTCAAGATAACTTTTCGAATACTCAATATCTCCTTCATCTATAGCCACTTGCAAGGCTTCATACGCTTCTTTTATCAGCTTTTTTGCATAGTCGCGGCTATCATCTGCTTTCGTTTGTACACTCATTTCTCTTATTTTTTGTTTATCAATTTTTGTTTCACCTCCTCATTTCTCAAAGCCCTCTCCAGTAGTTCGTAGATACTCCTCTGTACCCTTCTACCTGGATGATGCTTTTCATTGTACCTCTCCAACCTTACCAATAGGCTGCCTTTTAATGTGATCTTTGGGGTTATGTGCTTCATGGCTGCAATGGTTGAAACATGTCTCTCAAAGGCGTTGCCATTACCGGAGTCCTCGGTTCAAAAATACCCTTGTCAA